GTCTTTTGTTTTCTGTTTTTAAAATGGTTCCAATCCATCACGTTGCGGGGCAACCAGATCGGTTTCTGACAACGGCAGTGTGTTAACACGCCCCATAAAATTTTATCGAGTTTTAAATCTCTACATGTAATGTGCAAATCTTGCCACAAAGGGCATTACAAGCACACGGCCGGGTTTTAGGGAGTTTTCCTTCTCCAAAGCATTTATAGCTTTTTAGGTCCGGGATTACCAAGAAGCTTCTGTCCACCTCCTTTGGGGCGACGTACAACAACTTGACCGGCCTTGTTTTTCTTCTTTCCAGCTCCATACTTACCAGCTGCATTCTTTGCTTTTCGATTGCTCTGTTTGTTATTTGCATAACTATTAAGAGCAGCACCACCCAAAGTAAGGGCAGTACCTGCAGCTTTCGCATAGGGATGCGGAATCATTGCAACCATTGGGCCAACAATCTCAGCCAACTTTGAAAGAGCTTTAGTCCACCATTCACCACCAGGGTTCTCAGTAAATGAGACACCAGCCGGCAAAAGAGCCAGCATTTTCGAATAAATCTCAAGAGCAACAGGATCATATGGAGCAGTGGGGGTTGCCATAACCAAAATCTCCGCTTCAGAGTCCGATGGAAACCGTTCAAGAATCCACCGAACACGAAGTGTAAGAGTTGTTTGATCAGACAAACCAGTAAACATCACAACATTTGAGTCAACAGACGCAAAAATCGGACACTCTTGACTCACATAAACAGATGCAGTTGTTGGTGGTACTGTCAAAGGAGTAAACAAAATCATTGTTGAACTGTAACAGTCAATAGGCTGAGTTAAATTTACCGTACCACCACGTGGGTCCTGATCCAAAAGCAGAACTCCAACAGGTGTTGGGTAAGATAAATTACGCCCAAGCTTCAAAGTAACAGGGGCATAGTACCCATCCTTCGCCTCCATTTGAGCAAAGCCAGGGTACAACGCCATTTCACCAAGATTCTTAGGCAAAGTTCGAAAACAGTTGACAGTTTTAACTGTAGTCTCTGCCGAGCCAATATAGGGCATGACAACATAAGTTGAAAAAGTCTCAACATCAGGTTGAACCATCCGAGCACACGTCATCAAACCCTGCTTGTAGAGCTGAGCAGTAGTGTTGATAACCTCAATACCCATGCCACAGACTTTAACAATACCGGTAGTGAACTTGACAGGAACATCACAACCAGACAAAGGTCCAACAATGAAGTTCACTGTATCATCAAAATCCAAACCAGCAGCGGCAAAATTTATCTGAACAGGCATAATAGCTCGATCACCAACAACTGGCCCACCAGTACGAATCTGGGTAACCGTATCACCATAATAACCCCCATCAGTCACACGATGGGTGGACAGAATTGGAAAATTACCGACTCGGCACCCCCAAGGACCGGTAGGCAATGACGCGGGCTTGGAGATATCATACTCAGAAACAACCTGAAAAACAACAGACTTGCCGGTCCCCTGATCGGGAATACCAGCAACTCCTGAAATTGTTGTATCATGCCAAGGATCCACCGAGGCAATAAGCCAGGCAAGACCCTCAGGAGTCAAACGGCGCGATTCAACAAGTTGGTTGAGCATAGATCGAGCTCGAGAAGCAGAACGTTGTGATTGATCATTTGACATTGAAATTTTAAAACCATCCTCCTTCCAAATAAAATTCATGTCATTGGGTTGTTTGAACTTTCCATCGTATTTGTACGGTGGATCAAAGTATAGCCATATGAATAACAATATAGCAACAAACACATCCATAAGGGCATCATTAGGTTGCTTAACAGTACCATCATATTTATGGATCAAGGATAGATCAGGATCGGAGATAGCCGCCAAAAAAACAAGCTGCATCTCTTCCGAACACGCCTCGGCTCCAGTGAAAAAAGATTCCACTAGATGGTGAGGAGGAAGTCCCACAAAAGCGAGGGACTTAACAACAGGATCATCCATTTCATTCTGCACAATTCTACTCATAACAAGGTTCTTATACGCTTCTCGAAAGAAAGCATATTCATCCGACGGATAAGACATAACCATCAGTGTAAAGGCCTTGCTCAGATGAGCAGACAAAGGCATTTTCTTTGATTCATACAGCATAGTTGTTGCTAAACGAACAGTGTCATAAAGCGGATACCAGACACCATCTCTCAACTTAAAGCTTGCGCCAAGGAAGGACAGTACTGATAAATCGGCATTAACACCACCAAAGAAAAACTTCAATTTTAGTCCAAATTTTTCGAGATGCTGAGAGAGAAAGTTCTTATCAACAATCAAAGAAAACTCTTCATCAACAGAAAAGACATTATCATCACCATACAGAGCAACCACCTGCTCGAAAACGAGCTGCATAGTAGGGGCATAACCATTTTTAGTGAGAAATGCGCTATACAAGCCAGCTGCAAAGATAATGATATGGGCAAGAATGTTATCACGCGTCGTGGTGCCAGTTCCAGAGGCATTACCATATTTTTTGTGTACAACCCTTCCATCAGGAAGTTTCAACAAAAAAGCAACTGTGTGACGGGCCATCCAATCAAATTCATCCATCTCATCATCAGAGAAGCCACCCATAAAACGGAGCACTGCATATATGTCACCAAAAAGAGAGAGAAACTTGTCCCACCCAGAAACATCATAGCAGCCTCGACAGGGTTTTGTAAGAAGACGCATAGCTAAACGGTGAAAACCTCCATTGTATGGATTAAAGCCATAAAAGGACCAGTGTTTCATCATAAGACGATGTGACACACGCTTCCCAAACTTCAACTGCGAATACAGGAGTTCGAAAGGAGGTATCTGAAACACACGGACCTTGAGGGCTTTAATATCGGCTAACGATTTAAATTCTTCTTTTCCGCAAACATTATAAATTGGGAGTATCTGGGTTCTCTCGTAAAACTGTGTCATTGACAAAGCTTGAACAAGTTCTTCCTTAGAACGAAAACCAAGATGAGTGTGGGGCCATCCAGGACTTTTCGTCCAATCAATATAAGAACAAACCTCTTCAGCTTGTGCTACACACTCACCCATTATATCCCCATAAAAATGTTTAAAAAATTCAAGGCCAAAATGGTACTCCTCAGTTCCAACATAGCTGTACTGAGGCATATTGTCCCACGATGCTATAGTGACATCAACATTACACGGTCGAGGCAGAACACAGTGAAATGCCTCACCAGCATGCTGTTTCAACCTAGCAACAGAAAAGGATCCATAAAGTTCAACAAAATCACCCAACCGGCGATGGCTTAAAGGGCCATCCGACAACAGTTTTTTCGGCAACAAACCAACAGTTGGGAGATTCTTGAACAATTGTTCGCCAATGTACTTGTACATTTTTGGGCGAAAGCCGTATATCTTTTTGGGGTAATTTACTGGCGCAACCCCATCGCTTTTAAAGGCGAGGCAAGGTTGTTTTCTCCATGTTTTCTATCAGGACCTAAAGATCCATGGTGGAGCCCAACAACACAACCCAATTGTGAGTCGTATATAGCACTACCACAACTGAAGTTCTGTGTCGAACCAGAGTGGATGATATCTTTACCATCATACTCATAAAAGGTCGAAGCAATCTCATCTTTCATTGTGTCAGGATTCACTCCAATAAACGAGCAAGCAAAACGCTTCCCCACCTGTGGCATACCAACATTCACAGCGGGAGTCCGTGGAAAAGAGAAACCCTTGAAATTGTTCAGAGGGCACCTGTAATATGATTGAGGACCCGTACCAAAAACCTCCCACTTATCTTTTGTCGGTAAATAATGTTCTTTTCCATCAACAACAAAATAAACTTCAGGAATTGTTCCTTGATGCTCAGTTATGTACATATAAGTAACACCATCGCAACGCAGCTTCTGCATAGTCCCAAAGAAATCAGGGTTTGCACACTTTTCGTTTCCAGCTTTACTGTAAAACAATTTGTGCAAAACAGAATGAATCTCTGTGGTTCCTTGTATAGTACTATGCATAGAAACTGACTGAGGTTGATACATCAAATCAGCAACAGATGCTTTGCTTTTAGCAACAGCATTGGTGCGTTTAACATCATTTTGTTCGGCAAGAGTCAATTTCGACCAATCATCTGGCGAGAACACACGCAAACCCATCTTCAAGTTGCGATCTGCCGCTTCCAAGACCTTAGCCTTGCGCGCAGCAACACGATCCTCCTTAACTTTGGCCCACTCAGCTGGTGTAAATTTAGGTTTAACACTAAGTTTTGACCCACCAAGCATGGCTTTAGCAGGACCACTCATAGCCTCAACTGAAGCAGGTTGAGCGGCAACAGAAGCGTAGGTAGGTGGAACCACCGCTTTTTCTTTCTCAAGCTGCCACATTGCTTCAATACGCACTATTGTGGCTTTGAGATCAGCGATTTTAGATCCAGTTTTCTTGGAGCGCTTCCGCTTCGACTTGGTAACAACTTCGACCAAACGCACATCTTCACCCTGGTCAGCTTTATCAACTTCATGAATGACAATTAGAGGATCTCCAACCTTATTACCAGTGAAATTAACAACAGCAGGGATCAAAATTTTAGCTTCAGGTTTAGGCAACGGCTTGGGAGCCTTTGACAAAGATTTAGGCTTTTCTAAAACAGTTGAGGGTACACTTCCAGAACCGAGGATACCATCATAATACTCATTCATGTGTTGCTCAGCATCCAAGGTTGGTTTCGGAATAGAACAGGCAGTATAGCCCACTTTCGAAACATTCTGGTTCTGAACATACCCACCATTTCCAGGGTTATGATAGACATCATAAAATTTCCATATCTTACGACCAATATCCTTAAACTCAGCATTTATACTATCACGTAATTCAGCGAGCTCTGGGGTTTGGTTCATAGACGAAATATTATCCAACATCTCATACTTTTCCTGTTTCTGAGCATAAAGATCATCAACAAAAGCCCTTTGATCATCATTCATAGCATCGCGAACATTTTTCCTATGTTCGGAAAAATCACGCTCCGCCTGACTACTCTTTTGATTCTCCTTTTGAGCCTTGATAGCTTGTCCAGCGCTCTTAGGCTTAGATTTCGCTTCAGGGGTTTGAACACCTCCCATAACAGTCGAGGAAACAACCGGCTCATTTGGGTCAAAAACGACACCATGAACATCACGGTGGACTTTAGGGCCCACCGGAGCCAACTTAGCACGCGCCTTATCAGATCTCCAAGATTGATACTTATCATGAACGGTAAGAGCACCTATCGCAACAGGAGCGACCACATGTTCAACCGCAGCACTATGAATTTCATCATATTTCCAGGCAACAGTGCCAACAGCAGCAGCAGTAGCACAAGATGTAACAAACATCATGCCCACTACATAGTCACGCGTATGCTCTGCCATATGTGTGCCAATAGTATCCACGATACCAGAGAATGTTGTCGAAAACTCAATCTCTGGTTCATGGGAAAAGAACACAAATGTTTTAATAGGAATGCGCGATCGAGCAATATTCATGCCATTATTTTCAATCAAAGTCATATCTGGAAAACGATCTTCAACAATGATTGACAACTGATGAGTTGTTATCATCGCTAATAAATCGTTTTTCGACGCCTTAAAAAGAGTGTAATCAAAGAGAGCAGTAGAATTAATCTGTCGCATAGTTAGAGAAACAAGTGGATTAACACAATTTGTGAAATCCATAGGAACATCTACCCACATAGGATTATCTTCAGCATACTCGCCCTCCGACACAACTCCATGTTCGAAATCATCACGCTTGGACGCATAAGCATCCAAAATCAAAAGGTGACGAACCGAAATCTTTGCCCGCTCAATCACGTCAACAACAGGAGTGTCGTAAACAGGCAAAATTATATCATCATTAAAGAATGTCTCCTTAACTAACGTAAACGCCGACCTAATAGAACCGATTGACCGAGTGATGTTAGACAGTTCACTGATATTGCTACCAGTGGCCATCCCAATCAAACCAAGCAACGCACCGGCCCCAAGGAGGGTTTCAGCAAAGACCCCCATGGAAGAACTTGTGTTAGCTTCAGGGATAACTTTGAAATGATTCTTTATGAGACGAACCAAAAAATGGACCGCCCCAATAAAAGCAACACTCGCAGACATTGCTGTTCCAAGCTTCATTATGCTAGGAAGCACATAGTCCGGATCAGCAGTTATAAGCAAGTGAGCTGAGAGTGTTAAGCACGCCGCCAAGGACGCGCTAACTGCTCCAGTTAAGGCAATGTCATCGACATCACCATGGGCACAAGCAATTGCAGTTGCAGCACCCGCCATCAAACCAGTTGTAACACCGACTGTAACAGCTTGGTTAGCCTCGACCGAGGAAACCGTAAAATTCTTAAAATCAACCCATTCTTTAAAAAGACGAGCCTTAACACCATCAACAAATTTGTCACTGGCTTCGGCAACAAGGTCATCAACAAGAGGTTTGGCCTGGTTATAGGCCGCCTCTTCCACAATGCCTCGATTTTTCTTGGGTTTCGAAGCGGCAGCAAAATCATTCGCTGCCTCAGAAACTAATGGAATTCTAGTGTCCAGATCACTGGATTTAGAAC